GGGCGCTCGTGCCCGCGCTGTGGGCCGCCGCTTCCGGCGTGTGGGCGCTCATAAGCCCGCTGCTGCCCTTCGTCGCCATCGGGGCCGCTGTCGGCTACGCCATCAACTACATAGCCGAGAAGATGGGCGGCTGGTCCGTCCTGATCGGGGAAGTGAAAGAGGCGTGGGCGCAGTTCACCGCCGGGTTCAGACTGGGCGGGGATGCCATCGGGGAAGCTGGAACCCCGTTCGCCGCGTTCGGTCAGAAGTTGCGCGAGGTCTTTGACACCGTTATGGACTTCGCGTCGCGGCTGTGGGAGAACTTGCAGCCGCTGTTCGACTCCATGAAGGCCAACCTGGGGCCGCTGCAAGAGGCGGTTTCCCGCTTCGGTGACACCTTGTCAACCGTGTGGTCAAACGTCGCGCCGGTCCTCGGCGCGTTGGCAGCCATCGTCGGCGGCCTGCTGTCCGGCTTGCTGAACGGCGTGATTGGCGCTCTGGGGCCGATCATGGACGCCCTGGGCGGCCTGCTGAAGATGGTGACGGGTGTTGTGGGCGGGATCGTGAAGCTGCTTACGGGCGACTTCAAGGGGGCCGCCGAGTCGTTCAAGTCGATTGCCCAGGGTGCCTGGGAGTTCGTGCGCGGCGTGTTCGAAGCCGTGCTGAACTTCATTGGCGGTGTGGTCCAGGGCATCGTGCAGTTTTTCATGGGCCTCTACGACACGCTGGTGGGTAACTCCATCATCCCGGACCTGATTAACGGGATCGTGGACTGGTTCAAGTCGCTGCCGGGCAAGGTCCTGGCCTTCGTCAACGACCTGGTAGTGCGCATGGTCCTGAAGGCCCTGGAACTCAAGGACAAGTTTGTGGCCAAGGTGTCCGAACTGGTGGGGTCCACAGTGTCGTGGCTGTCGGGACTTCCGGGAAAGGCCGTGGCCGCGCTGGGCAACATCGTGGCCACGCTCGTGGGCAAGGGCAACGCCCTTATCACCGGCTTTTGGAACGGGGCCAAGACCATGTGGACCAACGTGGCCGGGTGGTTCCGTGACCTGCCGGGCCTGATCCTGTCCACCCTGGGCGACTTGGGGCGGCTGCTCTACAACGCCGGAAACAACGTCATTCAGGGCTTCATCGACGGTATCCGCGCCATGATCGGCAAGGTGAAAAGCGCCGTGCAGACGGTGGCGCGGACCGTATCCGACTTCCTGGGCTTCCAGTCGCCCACCAAGGAAGGCCCTGGCCGCTACTCCGACCGCTGGGGACCCAACCTGATGAAGATGTACGCTGCCGGGATCGAAGACACGATACCGCGTCTTCAGTCGGCTGTGACCCGTGCGGCATCCTCTGTGGCCTCTGGCATGGGTTCGGCCCAAAGCAGTGGCGACACGATCACCAAGAACCTGCTGGGCGGCATCGTGATCCACGCGACGGACGGACAGGACGCGGCGGACCAGTTCCTGGCGGAGCTGCGTCGAAGGGGAGTGCGCTTCAGTGGCTAGAGAGCTGACCATCGGCGGCACGAACCGCTGGGCGGACGTGATCGGCGGCAAGCCGACGATCCGCTATGCGCTGACCTACGCCAAGGACACACTGGGCTTCGAGCTTTCGGGCGACGAACCCGGCTATGGCCAGGACGTGGCGCTGACCGACGACGCGCTGACCGATCCGCTGCTGTTCGCCGGGCACATCGTGGACTACCGGCTGCTGCGGCTGGAAGACGACGGCGTGACGCAGGTGTGGCGTGTGGAGTGCGACGACTATACGACCTACGGCGACCGGCTGTTAGTCGTGGAAGTCTACGAGGACGTGGACGACGCTTCGGAGATCGTGCTGGACCTTGCGGCCACCTACATGCCCGAGTTCGACACGTCCGGCGTCATGTCCGGCGCTCCAGCGGTGGGCTACATGGCCTTTGACTACAAGCGGCCTTCGGAGGCCATGAAGGCGTTGTGCGCGTGGACCGGCTGGCACTGGTATGTGGACTTCGACATGGTGCTGCACTTCTTCGATCCGCAGACGCTGGACAGCGCCGCGCCCATGGCGCTGGCGACCGGCGGGCAGTTCAACTCGTTCACCTTCGGAGTGGACACCCACGACCTGCGTAACCGCATTTACGTCCAGGGCGGCACGGAGCTGTCGGACGCCTTCTCCTACTCGCTGAAGGTGGACGGCGAAGCGCGGACCTGGGCGCTGCCGCACAAGCCCCACGAGCTGTCCATGACGGTGGGTGGCGCACCCGCCACGGTGGGGATCGAACACGTGGACGACGAATCGTCGTTCGCCTACATGATGAACTACCAGGAAAAGTACGTGCGCTGCTCCGAGGCCACGGCGACCCCTGCCGCTTCCACCGTCATGGCGTGGTCGTACCGTTATGACCGGCCTATCATCACCATGGCCGAAGACGTGGCCTCACAGGCCGCCATGGCCGCCGTCCAGGGCGGGGATGGCGTCTACGAGCACCTGATCGTGGACGACAAGCTGACGACCACCGAGGCGGCCCAGGCCCGTGCCGAAGACGAGCTGCGCCAGTGGGCCAACCCCCGCACGGCATGTGGGTTCGTGAGCTACGCGGACGGGTGGCGCAGCGGCCAGCTCGTGGACGTGGACCTGTCGGACCGGGGCGCATCGGGCCAGTTCCTCGTCTTCGACGTGACGGTGACGGCGGACAACCCGCAGGACTGGCGCTACCAGGTCAACGCCGGAAGCCGCCTGAAGGGCGTGGCGGACCTGCTGCGCGAACTGGCCGAAGGCGGGGCGGGATCGTTCGATGAAACCGCCATCTTGCACCGTATCCAGGCCCTGCGCGAAACCGTGACGCTCACAGACACCTTGACCGTGACGACGGCAGCCGCCACGCCCGCCGTGGTGGGTACTGCGGTCGTGGGATACAGCGAGGTCACATGATGAAGCTGGCAGACGCTATCCGCCTGCGCTCGAACGTCCACATAGAGGTCCGCAACGCCGCCACGGGGGCGCTGCTGCGCCAGATCGACGGGCACAACCTCGTCACCCTGGCCGGGCGCAACCTCGTCAGGGACGCACTGTCCGGCATCAGCGTGGACATAACCCACCTGGCGGTAGGGACCGGCACCACGGCGGTGGACGCATCGGACACGGCCATGGAAACCGAAGTGCTGCGCGGCATCCTCACGCGGACCATGCGCAACTCTGGGCAGGTGGTCTTCGACTACTATCTGGCGTCCGGGGACGCCAACGGGTCAGAGCTGACCGAAGCCGGGCTGTTCGACGCCGCGTCGTCGGGCACGCTGTTCGCCCACTACGTCCACGCCGCCATCAGCAAGTCATCCTCCATCACCGTGACGTACCGCTGGACCATCGACATAGGAGCGGAGTAGACCATGGCCACTGACGGCTTCCCCTTCTCTGGGGACACCATCACCCAGACAGCCTGGCACAAGCTGATCGAAGCGCACTCGCCCATCGGTTTCGTGGTGTCGGGCATGACGGTCACGGACGGCACGGGCAACACGGTGGACGTGGCCGCCGGGGCGGTCGTGGTTGACGGGGCATACTTCGACGTGGACGCCTACGCGGGGCTGGCGGTCACGGCTTCGGCCACCCGCTACGTCTACCTGACACGTACCGACGACACGCTGGACTACAACGTGGGCGCGGCACTGCCCACCGATCCCGGCTACACGCTGCTCGCGAAGGTCGTCACGGACGGGTCCGGCAACTCCACCATTACGGACTTTCGCAAGCGCACGCCGTTTCACAAGGGTGCCACCGTCGTGGTGGCGGCGTCAGACGCTTCGCCCTGGTCGAAAGCCGGTGCCGACTTCATCTGCGATGGGACCGCCGACCACAAAGAGATCAACGCCGCGATAGAACTGCTGGCCGCCTGGGGCGTGGCGGGCACCGTGGAACTGACCGAAGGCACGTTCGTGGGCGACACGGACACGGCAGCGGGTTCCGGCATCGTGGCCAATGTCGCGGGTCTTACGCTGCGCGGCCAGGGAATGGGAGTCACGGTCCTGGACTGGTCCGCTGCGACTTCGGCGGACTACGTGATCGGCATATCCGCGTCCAGCGTCACTGTCAAAGACCTGTCCATAGAAACGAACGCGGCAGGCTACATCGTGGCGGGCGTCTACTGCGGTGCGGCGGTTGCCGAAACCACCGTGGACAGCGTGGAAGTAGACAACAACAGCGCGCTAGCATATGGCATTTACTTCACGTCTGCGCCCAGCAGCTATCGGATCACGGGGTGCCACCTGCACCACGGGAAGCAGGGCATCAGCGTGGAAGGTGCCCACTGCCGCATAGAGGGCAACCGCGTCACACATCAGACGTGGTACGGCATCAACCTGGGATCGGGCCTGGACCGGGGGACGGTCATGGGCAACAGCCTGCTTCACGGCGGCACAGACGCGGGTTCCGCGCTGATCGTCGTGCAGGGCGATAACGTGACGGTGGTGGGCAACACGGGATATTCGGGCAACACGGACGACGCCATACTTCTGGCCGCCTTGTCCACGAACTGCTGCGTGGTGGGAAACCAAATGACTTCTTCGGGCGGCATCACCGACGCCGGTACGGGCAACACGGTTGCAAGCAACGAACTCTAGGGCGGACAGAGGAGGGGTGGCGCGTGGTCGTGGAAGTCACGAAAGCAGATTTGGATCGTGTGTACGACAAGCTGGACGAGTTGACCGGGCAGGTGTCTAACACCGTCGTGGCCCAGACGCAGACGGCCACCATCCTATCGGGACTCAAGGAGGCCCTGGACCAGCAGAGCAAGGACCGGGCGGCGACATGCCCCACCCGCCCGGACACCAACCGGCTGCTGGCCTTTGCCTACGCTGTGGGCGGCAAGGAGGACCCTGTGGCTGGGGCTTCGCTCGTGGTGAACCGGGTTAACACGATGTGGGGCCTCGGCAAGTGGGTGGGCGGCATGTTGACGGCGGCCATCCTGATCCCAGGCTTGTGGGCGACAGCGCAGTGGATAGGCCGTCAGGTCGCGCAGGTGATCGGGGGCGGCTAGGCAGAAAGGAGCGACCAGTGGCTATCAGACGACCTCACTTCGACGCTGGGCACGGGGGGCATGACCCCGGAGCCGTGGGCGTCGTGTACGAGAAGGCCCCGGCCTTGGCCATCGCCGTGCGCTGTATCGACGCGGCCAGGCGGCAGGGCTGGGCACCGGGCTTCTCCCGCACCACGGACACGTTCATATCGCTGTCCCAGCGGTGTGCGATGGCGAACGACAACGGCGCGGACGCCTTCGTGTCGATCCATTCGGACTGGGTGGGCGCTGAAGGTGACGGCTTCAAGGCTATCTATCGGTCCACCCAAGGGCACCGGCTGTCTGATGCTCTCATGCGTGAGCTGGACCCGCTGACCGTCTACAAGGACGTGGGCGTGTACGCGGACCGCCGGGGCCTGGCGGTGCTGCGCGGTACGAACACGCCCGCCACGGTCGTGGAGGTCTTGTCCGTGGCCGAACCGATCCTGACGCACGAGGACTTTCTGACCGACGTGGCGGAGCAGATCGTGGAGGGGCTGTGCCGCTTCTACGGTGAGCCGTACATAGGAAGGGGCGAGGACGTGAAGCTGGACTGCCTGTGGGTGATCGTTCCCGGATCGGACGCCAACCTGGCGACCGTGGAGAAGCACGCCGCTGAGATCGGCGGTAACGGCCTATGGTGCGCGGAGATCACGCCAGGCACCCGGTGGGTGCATGTGCGTCAAGGGGCCAAGGCCCGCGCCTTCCTGGCCAAGCTGGACTCCTACCGCGCCTTCAAGGGCAAGGTGCAGACGATGCCCACCTACGTGGGGTCGTTCGCGGACATACAGGTGCAGTAACGGCCCCGCTGGGGCCGTGAGATCGCGCAGGAGCGCCTTGGGCGTTCCAGGAAGGGGGAAGGTTATGGATGCGACCGTGGGGACCCTCATGGGCTTCCTGGCGTTCGTGGCCGTGCTGGTGTACTTCGTGTTACCGGCCATCGTGTCGGTGGTCAACCGCGTGAAGAAGGAGGTTGCCCGGTTCTGGGTGCCGCCGGACGCGGCGGTGTGGGTGTTCTCCATCGCCGTGGGCATCGGGGCTGCGCACTATGTGGGCTACCTCATGCCGTACTTCATGGCGCTGGTCCCCGAATACGAGCTGACCCTGCCGCCGGATCACGTGTTGACCGCCTTGGGCGTACTGCTTGGCCTGGGGGCGTCGGGTGACGTGGACCTGAAGAAGCTGCTGGGTGGATACCTGCCGCCCGTGGAGTTGCCTTTGCGGCGCTAGGTACGGTACAGTCACACACGAGGGGAGCGGGGCCACTACCGCTTCAGCCATACCGGGCGGGGGGACTGGGTGTCGAAGCCCGGTCCCCCCGCCTTTTGTCATGTCGTGGGAGGCGTCCTGGCGCGACGAACGGGCATCACTGGGTGCCGGGCGGGCCGTTTGTACCGTTCTACCAGGGGCGATACTTGACCGTGTGATATAATGGCCTTGTCCGGCACCTTGACAGCCCGCCCGATGGGAAGGCGGGCACTGAACAGGAAGGGGACCAGGTATGGCAACCACTCACGAATGGCCCGACGAGGGCGAAAAGACCATTGTGCTTCGAGATCACACACACCGCGTGGCCGATCCGACCAGGCCGGGCCGCTACGTCTACGGCCCCGCCTACGTGGACATGGAGCGGTTCAAGGGCGGCGGGGGCGGCGTGGAAATGGCCGTGCATCCGTTCATCCCTGTGCCGTTCACAGTTGAAGCCCTGGGAGATCACCGCGTGAAGGACGAGCTGTGGGCCTGCGCGGGCGACAAGCTCACGGTGGAAGGCTTCCGGGTGGATACCGTCACGGTGTCCAACGGCAAGAGGAACTGGGGATGCAACCCGGACGAGATCGAATGGCCCCGGCACTTCCCGCCGGTCCG